AAAGATGCAGTAAAAGATGCTACATATACTGGCGACGCTGCCGAACAGGAAAGAATAAGACAAAGAGAACTTAAAAGGGGTTTTAATCCTGATAGGGAAAGAGCAGAAGCTAGAAGAAAAGCTAAGGAAGAATTATTGCGTAATAGGTCTAAGAATACTAAAGTTCCTGGCAGTACTTTTACAAACAATACTCCCCCTAAAAGTACTCAAACACCTTCCAAACAACCCTCTGGGGCACAACAGACTCAAACACCACCTAAAAGTACTCAAACACCTCCTAAACAACCTTCTGGTGGATCTGGTGGCACTCCACCACCCCCACCACCAAAAAATCCACAACAATCTGCCAATTCTTCTACACCTAGAGGAAACTCCACATCTTCTGGAAGAACATCGAGTCCATATAGAGGTGCTGGTGTTGGAAGAACTGAAAGAATTAGAGATTTATCAAATCAATCAAAAACATCAGCAGGAAAACCACCTTCAGGATCAAAATTTAAAGTTCCTGCAGGTGCTAAAAAAGCATTAAAAATTGCTGGAAGAGTTGCCGGACCTGCTTCTGCTGCACTTGATGTTGCAGACGAAAGATCAAAAGGTTCTGGATGGGCAAGATCACTCGCTAAAGGTGCTGTAGTTGCCGCTGGTGGTGCCTTAGGTGGTGCTGCGGGTAGTATTGCTGGACCAGTAGGATCTCTTGGTGGTTCTGTAGGTGGATCTATGGCAGCATCTAAAGCATTTGATGTTGCCGCTGGTGCTAATGCAAAAGAAAGAAAAGCAATGGCAACAGCAAATCGTCAAAGACAAGCAGGATCTGCAGTTAAAGGTGTTGGGGGTAAAACTACATTTGGTCAGAAAAAACCAGGTGGACCTGCATTTATGTCAACTGGTTCTGGATCACAAAGAAAAACAGTTCAACTTGCTAAGACTGGTGTAGTTCAGAGAGGCGGACAATCTGTTGCTGGCAATTTAGCATTTAAAGGTGGTAAAGCAGTTTATAAAGCAGGCCCAAGTGCTCAATCACTTGCTAAGACTTCTTCTAATCCATTGGAGAGAGTTGGTAGATCTTTGTTTGCTGGTGCATATAAGAAATCAGATGCTGCTAATGCTGCTAAGAAACTTGCTACCGCAAGAGCATCAGATGCTGCTCGCAATAGAGCACTTGGAGTAAAATCAAAACCAGCAGGTTGATTTTTATAAATATCTGTATATCAGGTATTTCAGTCATAACCATGTCTAGAATTTCGCAAAATTTTATTAATAATCTTGGTTTTTTATATGAAGAAATTCATGTAAAGGATCAAGATTTTTTAAATGAAGAATCTGAGTATTATGAAGAAGAAACGGCAGAATTATCTGAGGATATCATTCTTTCAATAGCATTATCAATGTTTTCTGAAGGATATACTGTAGAAACTTTTGTTAAGTTCTTGGCAAGTTCTGACGAAGAAGTTATTTTAGAGAAGTATTTAAGTACTGATATAAATTTTATTTCTGAAGAAACTATCTATAACAATTTTGTTGAGGAGCAACTTGAACTTCTTGAGGTTGCTGGATTAATAAAACTTTTAGGTAAAGGTGTTAAAGCTGCTGCCAGTGGAATTAAGGCAACTAAATCTGCAGTCAAATCAGGAGTAACAAAGGTAGCAACTGCTGGAGTTGAAGGTAGAGTTGGAAAGCAACTTGCAAGAAGTACAGATCCAAAAAGAACTATTGCTGCTTTAGAAAAGGTAGCAAGAAATAAAGCAACCAAAGCAGGTGTAAATGTTCCTAAAGGAAGTCTAACACCAAAACAGTCAACTGAACTAATTAAACAAGCAAGAACTGCAAAAGCAATTCAATCTGTAAAGGGTGGTGCAAAAACTGCATTAGTTGGTGGTCTTGGTGTTGCTGGTGGTTATATGGGGGCAAAACTTGGTGGCGGAAGTGAAGGTGGTAAGGTAGGTCCCAAACTTGTAGGACCCAAGATCGTAGGTCCTAAGATTGTAGGACCAAAATCTTCATCGTCTTCGGTGGGTGGTAGATCTACTTCTTCAGGAGGTGGTGGTTCTACACCTTCTGCAACATCTTCAAAAGTTAGTCCATCAAAACCAAAGGCATCAGATAAAGCACCGGCAGGTGAAACTGCAATGCAGAAGTGGGCAAGAGCAAATCCAGAACTTGCCGCTAAAGTAAAATTGGGTCAATCTGGTTATGATGAAATTTCAGCAACTAGAACTAAACCAGGTCCTAATGAAAAGCAAGACCAAACTCCAACACAAGGTCCTCCAGATGCCAAGATTGACCCCAAGGCAGTAGATGATGCTATAAAGGCACAACAAGAAAGAGATAAGAAGAGGGCGCAAGCACGGGCAGTAAACGCTTCTTATGAATATGATGCCTATGACCTAGTGCTTGAGTATCTCTTCTCACAGGGGCACGTAGAGACCGTAGAGGAGGCAAATTATGTGATGTTGGTAATGGATGCTAAAACTATTGGAACAATTGTTGAAATGGCAGATCCAAGCTTTCAAATCAAAAGATCTACTGGCGTAGGAGCACTAACTCCATCATCTGCGCAACAACTTGGACCAAGGGCAGTTGAACTTCAGAAGAAGAAAGCGGCAGAAGTTAATCTACCCAACTTAAGACAATCACCGGGATCAATGGCGAAAGAAGTCTAACATAATACTTGGGGGCTTGACAACACCCTTTTTTATTGCTAGACTAGGTTTGTCTCCGTTGAAGGATAAATAATAGCTCTATAAGACTACTCTATGAGCTATGAGAATCCTTGGAGATATAATGGAGAGATTTTTGAATCAAACCATATAGAAGACTATTTTGGATTCGTATATCTTATATCCTGTAAGACCACCGGTAGAAGATATATTGGACGTAAGTACCTTTGGCAATTCAGAACTCCAAAAGGAAAGAAGAGAAAAGTAAAGTCAGAATCAGATTGGAAAAAATATTATGGTTCTTGTCCTGAACTTAAGGATGATATAATTAAATACGGCAAAGAGTTCTTCAGTAGAGACATCATAAGTCTTCATAAGACTAAGGGTAAATGTAATTTTGAAGAAACAAGACAACTTTTTTTAAATAATGTACTGACCGAAGCACTTGACTCTGGGGTTCCGGCGTATTATAATTCGAATATTCTCTCCAGATATTTTCGAAAAGATTATTATGATGACGCTACTAGAACAGACTCTTAGGTCTTCTCATGATTGGGCTCTTGATCGCATAGACACATTACATAGAAGTAAAAATATCCAGGATTCCCTTTCAATTCAAGCAGAGTTTAGAGAATGGATGGATCCTGATATTCCAGAACATGATATTTTTTCATTAGAGTACCTAGGAGACTAAAATAGAACCTATAGACACTTTACGAACTGCACCACTTGACAAAAACTAAATAATAACTTATTATGTGCAAATCCCCATTATGAGTGGGGTATTCGTTATGAGTCTGTGACTGTGACACTTAGAGCCGTGGAAGATGCCCTTCGAGAGAGGTGGTGTACCCCTCTTCTATACGGATGCCGAATTCTGTTTAACTAAATGCTTAAAAACTTAACAAATGTAACCGTAGCGATTTTGGGTGCGGTTGCAACATCAGCGGCAACACTGCCAACACCGAGTATGGCAACATCTTCAGTAGTACAACCATTTTCAATTGTTCCTGAAGGTCATACGCAAGAGACAGAGACCAAAGAGGTTGTTCCCGAAAAACCTAAGGTAAAACGATTAGTTTGTAAAGGATGTAATACTAATGAATCCCGAACTCTAGAGTTTCTTCAGAATCGTGGAATCAGTGACAAAAACGCCCTAGCAACCATTATGGGCAATATCCGACAGGAATCAACATTCATTCCTAACATCTGTGAGGGTGGTGCTAGAGTGTCTTATAGTGCTTGTAGGAGTGGTGGTTATGGATTGATTCAATGGACTGATGCTCCAAGATATAATGGTCTAGGAAGACACGCTGTCCGCATCGGTGCTAATCCTTCCTCACTAGATACACAACTTGATTATATGTTGTATGAAGGTGATTGGAAGATGATTGAAAATCAAATGAAGACCCCCGGTAAATCAATTACCGATTATATGAGACTTGCTAGAAAGTGGATCCGTTGGGGACATCATGGGGCAAGAACTGATTATGCTTATAATTATGTGAATAAATTAGTTCTTACTGAAGTATAAAAAGTACATAATTTAATAAATATAGGAGGGCACTCATAACCCTCTTTTTTATGTCCATAAAAAATCTCCCAGAAGAACCATCCGATATTATAGATATTGCTGCTAGTGCAGGATATTTAAAGATACAAACTGATATTGGTGATATTAAATTAAATTCTCATAATTCTTTTGAAGTTCAACCTAAGGGAACGCCGTTTGGAATAAAGATTAAAGTAGAAGAAAGTAGAAATTTTACACCTACACTTACATTTGATA